GGTGACGATCTTCTTGGTGGCCATGGGTCGAGGCCCTCGCGATCTCAGGGTTGCAGGCGAGGCGGCGCCGTCAGGGGCGCCGCCGGATCAGGGGCGCGGAGGCGTCAGGCGACGGTCGCGGAGAAGGTCGCGTCGACCCAGCCGAGCAGCGGCAGGGGCGCCGACTGCATCATCGAGAACCACGCGGAGGGGTTCTTCTCCTTCCACACGCTCGGGAAGCGGGCGAGCGGGGCGAGGCCGGCATCGGCGTCCATGATCGCGCCGTAGGTACGGATGCCCTGGCAGCCGACCGTGTTGCCCATGATCACCGTGTTGTCCGGCATGAACTGCTGCACGTTGCCCGCGGCATCCGTGTAGAGCTGCTGGTACTGGAAGCAGTCGAACTCGCCGATCGAGCCGAGGTACTTCACCTCCTCGCCGAGGCCGCCGCCCGTCACCTTGCCGGCGAGGTCGACGTTGCCGGAGGTCTGCCGGTAGGTGTTCATCACCCGGGTGACGCCCGGGCTGTTGAGGAAGTAATCGGCCGCCAGCGGGTCGAACACGACCACGCCCGGGTGGAAGCCCGAGTTGCGCTGCACCGTCTTCGCCCAGGTGCGCATGTTCTGGTACGGGTCGACGCCCGTCTGGTTCCAGCGCAGCGCGCCAGTGAGCGCGACGGTGTGGGCGGCGTTGCGGTTGAGGTCGACCAGCACCGGCGGGTGATCCTCACCCTGACAGGTCATGGCGCCGTTGAGCAGCAGCTGCGCGGCCATCCACTCCTCGGTCCGGGTGATCTCGTCGTCCTCGATCAGCATGTTGTCGTAGAGCGCGAGCTCGAACCGCTGGGTCGGGGTCATATTGCCGAGCAGCTGTTCGCCGACGCGGCGCTTCAGCATCTTCTGCGGCTCGATCATGTGGAGCGGCTTCACGTAGGGCGGACGGAAGCCCATCGTGGTGTAGCCGCGCGAGCGCTGCGGTTTGCCCTCGACGGTCGGCACCACGAAGGGGGCCAAGCGCCGGGCGCGCTGCACCTTGTCGAAGTAGACCTCCTCGGTATCGAACACCTGTTCCATCGTGAAGAACAGGTTCAGGAGGACGGGCTTGGCCTTGTCGAGGACGCCGAAGGCGCCGAGCAGCTGGGCGGTGGAATTGTAGTCGATCGCCATGATCGCGGGCTCCAAAAGAAAAGGGCCCGCGACGGGGCCCTGCGATCTACCGGGATGGGTGGAAGCGGATCAGCCGAGGACGCCCACGGTGCGGACGTAGAGGTCGGCCTTGTTCTGCCGGAGGGACGCCTGCAGCGTCTGGATCGTCCAGGACGCGTCGATCGTCATGATCTCGCCGGCGAACTCACCCTCGAAGTAGGCGGGGCCGACGGCGTCGGCGACCGACGCGTCGAGGTCGGCGGCCAGGACCGCGGCCGGGACCTGGCTACCGTCGTTCACGGTGGCGACGCAGGGGACGTACTTATCGGTCGCGGTGACGCGGCCGAGCAGGGTGCCGCGCTTCAGCGGCGCGCCGGCGGCGTTGGAGCCGCTGGCGACGGTGACCGGGCGGTGGCGGACCGGGAAGGCGCCCGCGAAGAGCGCCGTCGGGTCGTAGGAGGCGTAAACGTTGCTGGTGCCCATCGCGGGGGATCCTTCGCTGTGCGCTGTGGGCGCCGATTACTTCTTGCCGAGCAGGGCGCGTGCCTCGGCGGCACCCTTCTCGAAGTCGCGGGCGGCGGGCACCGCGCCGCGGTATTCCTCGCCCACGCCGGCCGCCGAGGCGGCCGCGAAGGTGGTATTGCCGCGCTTCTTCTGGCGATCGGCCAGGCGCTCGAGCACGAGATCCTTGAAGGCGCGCACCGAGGTCTCGCCGTTGGCGTGTCGCTCGCCGAGGTTCGGGAAGCCGAACTGCTTGGCGATCTCGCGGATCTTGGCGCCGCGGACGCGATCGGCGCGCACCGCGACCTCGGCCGCCTTGCGGACCTCGGCGGCGGTCAGGGCCTTGCGCTTGCCGGGCTTCGGCGCGGCGCGCTCGCATTCTCCGTCGTCCTCGTCGTCTTCGCCGTCACGATCCTCATCGTCCTCGGCATCGTCGTCGTCGCAGTCGCGCTCGTCGTCCGAGCAGGCATCGCCATCCTCGCCGTCGTCGCAATCGCGCTCCTCGTCCTGGTCCTCGTCGCGCTCGGCATCGCCGTCCGCATCCTCGTCGGTGTCGCACTCGTCCTCGCGCGCGGCCCGGGCCGCCGCCTTCCGGGCGGCGGCGCTGCGGGCCGCGGCGAGGCGCTTCTTCTCGGCCTCGAGTTCGGCCGGGGTCTTGGCGCGCTGGGACTTGGGCTTGCTGGGCTTACCGGCCATGGACTTGTCTCCTCGGGTCTTCGGGGATGGCCCGGAGGCCGGGTTGCGGGTGACGACCAGGCAGGCGCGGAGCTTCGGGCTCTCGCCTTCGGCCTGGTCGGAACGGATCTGAGAGGCGGCGTCGGCCGGGATCGGGACCGCGGAGATCTCCAGCGGCTCCCAGTCCACGACGTCCCAGCGGGCGACCGTGCCGTCGTCGGCCTCGGTCTTCTCGACCTTGTGGACCCAGTAGCCGACGCTGACGTTGCGGATGACGCCTTCGCGGATCTTCTGGACCGTGTCGGCGACGCCCGGCGCCTTCGAGAGCTGGATGCGGGCGAGCCCGCGGCCATCCTCGATCTTGGCCGAGCCGGGCACGACCGCGCCGATGACGTTGTCGCAGCCGTAGGAGCAGTGGCTGTCGAGGAAGGGCGCGCCGAGGTTGAGGCGCTCCAGCCTGATCGCCTTAGGGTCGACCGACAGGACCTCGTCGTACTCGGTCCCGTCCCACCAGTCGTAGCGACGGACGCTCGCGCCCGTGGTCCAGACGATCTCGATCGTGTTGCTGTCCGCGTCGAAGCTCTCCGCGCGCACGGCCGCCAGGCGGTCGAATTGCGGAAGCTGCACGACCCCTTCGGCCGCGGGTGGCGCCCCGGTTCGGGCGGGAGAGCTCGGGCTCTTCGCCCGCGGCCTCGTCCTGTTCGGGTTGCTGGACCCCCTTGGCATTGGTGCGCCGCGGGTCCGAGTCGAGGATGATGCCAAGGTCGTCGACCTTCACGTTGAAGGCGCGGATGCCGTCGAGGACGTCGTCGGGGTTGCGCCCCTTCTCGGCCACGACGTCCTGCCAGGTGCGGAAACCGTTGCGGACCTCGATGGCCGCGGTCTGGGCGTCGGCCAGCGGGTCGACCCAGGCGAACTCGGGCGGCGACCACTCGACCGGCACGTACGGAAGGTCGATTACGCCCGCGAGGTAGGCGGCCTCGCACCACCATTCCCAGATCGGCTGGAGCGCCATCTGGATCAGGATCTGCCACTGGATCGTGCCGACGAGGCGCCGGAACTCGACCAGGCCGCCCCGCATCGAGGAGAAGTTCACCTCGGACAGGTCGCCCGAGATCAACTCAGCGGGCATTCGCCAGCCGGCCGCGATCTCCTGGAGGCGCTTCGTTTTGTACTCGCCATAGCCGCCGACGGCGGTCGGCGCGTTGAACTTCACGTCCTTCGCGCCGTGCAGCCGCGGGATCATGCCCGGTTCGAAGCGCTCAACCTCGCGTCCGTCGGAGTCCTGGACCCGCAGGCCGAGGTTGTCCTCGTCGTCGTCATCGGCGCCGAGCACGAAGCCGACGACGCACGCCTCGGTTTTCTTCCGAACGCTCTCGGCGAGTTCGTAGTCCGAGAGCAGGTTCGTCGGCTCCATCGCCGGCGTGCCCCACGGGACACCGCGCGTCTGGGTCCGCTGCAGCTCGTAGACGTGCAGAACCTCCTCGGCCGGCACGGGCGCGGAGATCATCGGCTCGCCGCCGTAGAAGTACGGCAGGTTGCCCGGGTGGTAGGGGTAGAGCCAGTAGGCGCGCCGCTTCTGGCTCGCCATGTCGATCTCGACGCCCTGGATCGTCAGGCCGCCCTCGCGCAGCACGCCGTTGCGCATCGGGTCGAGAAAATCGGCCTCGAGGAGCTGAAGCTCCAGCGGCACGTCTCCCTTGCCGCGCTTCTTCACGTACCGGCGGCGGATCAGGGAGTCGCCGCCCTCGACCATCTCCCGGAACAGCAGCGCCTGCAGGCCGTAGAAATCGAGCTGCCCGGCGTGATCGCAGCGAAACGACCAGCGCTGGAAGGCCTCCCAGATCTTGCGATCCCGCGAGGGCGAGCCGGTGACCGGCCGGGGCACGATGCCCTCGCCGACGACGTTCGACACGAGGCTCGCGGTGGCCTTCGCGGCATAGGGGTTGTTGCGCACGAGCCAGCGCGACTTGTCGCGCAGGGTCCGGGCCTCGTTGTAGAGCTCTGCGTCGGCCGAGCGGACGGCGCCGAGCCAGGTATCGCCGTTGCGGCTGCGCTGCGCGGCCTCGTAGGAGCGCCGCCGCGCGCAGGGAGCGCCTGCGCGGTCCGGTTTCGGGCCCGCGACCTTGACCTCGCCGGCCATCAGCAGCGCCACCCGCGACGGGTGTAGCCGCGATCGAAGCTCGCTAGGCCGACGTTCGACACGCGCTGCCCGTTCGCCCGCGCGAGCTGGCGACGCAGATAGCCCAGGATCTTCAGCATCTCCTCGAACGAGCGATAGCTCGCCGACTTGCCCTCGTAGCTGACGGTGAGGACGCCCTGCGCGAGCGCGTCCTCGATCGCCGTGATCCGGGCCGCGTAGTCTACAGCCATGTCGACGGCCTTTTCCCGGGCGGCTTGGGCGCCGACGATTTCTTGGGTTCGGCGCGCTGCACCACCACGGGGCGGGGCGCCGGTCGTTCGGCCGGCGGCGCCACGACGACGGCCTGACCCGGCTCGGCCGCCGGCTCGTCGTCCAGCGGCTCCTCAGGCTCTTCGCGTTCGGGCATCTTGCCCAGCGCCACGTAGCGGCGGGACAGGCTCTGAAGCCCGCACATCGCCACGTAGGCGTAGACGAAGCACACGCCGGCCTCGCGCGGGACCTTCGGCTTGTCCCACTCGGTGAAGCCCTGCCGTCGCACCACGAGCTTCTCGCGGGTCAGCTGCTCGAAGTACTCGGCGTCGATCGGCCGGGAGCCGCGCGCCGGCACCAGCGGGAAGTGGACGTAGCGCGGGCCGGGATCGACCAGCGGCAGCGAGCCGTAGGCGAAGTCGCGGGCGGCGTTGCCGCCGATCATGTACCAGGACGAGCCGAGCTTCGTGGACGCGAGCCGCGGCCACACCTTGGTGCGAGCGCCCCGCGCCTCTGACTTGCCCTTGATCGCCCAGACCTTGCGCTTCCGGCGCTCGGTGCAGAAGGCGTAGGTCTCAGCCGTGTGGTGGCCGCCGGAGTCGATGGCGGCCGCTCTCACGCGCAGCTCGGTGCCGTCGGCCTTGCGGAAGGTCCGCTTCAGCAGGGCGTCGAGGGACTGCCAGACGCCGGGCTCGGCCGGATCGCCCATCAGGACGAAATGGCCGATCAGGGCACTCTCCAGGCCGGGGCCCCAGCCCCAGATGCCGCCCTCGATGCGGGCGTTGGCGCCGGACTGGACGTCGCCCCCCAGCGTTAGGGTGGTGACGAAGTCCGGGACCTCGGCGCCGTATTCCTCGCAGCGCTCCAGGAACGCCGTCGGCTTGATCTCCTGGCCGTAGGTCTGCCGGTACGGCCGGCCGAGGCGCAGGTTCACGAACGGCTGGACGAGGTTCGCGGGATCGTCCTGGGCTTCCAGCCATTCCTGCACGATCACCGGCCAGGCGGCGTTCACGTTGAGCGACATGCCGGTCCAGAGATGGAAGCCGGCGTGCCCGGGCGTCTTCGGCGTCGCGGTCGCCCGCCATTCGCCGTGGGCGTCCATCCAGGCCTTGCTGCCCTCATCGATGATGCAGCCGCAGGTGCCTTGGTACCAGACGGACTTGAGCGAGCGGTCCTCGTTCAGATCCCACTTCAGACCGTGCGGCGTGTCCTTTCCGCCCCAGTCCAGATACTGCCAGCCGTCGAGCTCGCCGGCGGCCTCCGAGCATTGCGGGCAGGGCACGAAGTAGCGCCGCTGGTCCGAGACCAGCCAGAGCTTCCAGACCCGGCTCGTCTCCTCGAGGAGCGGGGTCGAGCCTCGGACCTGCTTTCGGTTGTAGAAGGTCTCACCGCGGGTCCAGAACAGCTTGAGCTTGTCGCCCTGCGTCTTGGCACCGGGCGTCCAGCCGTCGCCGTCGATCTCGTCGGCGAATAGGAACCGGGCCGAGTAGCGTCGGAACGCGTCGTCCGAAGCCGCGCCGACGACGCGCACGAGGGCGCCGTTCGACAGCTGGTAGAAGGTCGCCGAGTCCTGCTTCTCGCCCTTGCGGACGGGCCGTAGCATCTTCGCGAGCACCGGGGTCTCGCGCAGCATCGGCGCGATCTCGGTGGCGCCGAACTCCTCCGCGTCGTCCTCGACCGGCTGCGCGACCGCGCAGAGCGTCGGGTCCTGATGCAGGTGGTAGCCGATCGCCAGGGTGGCGAGTCGGGTGTAGCCGACGCGGGCCGCCTTCAGGACAGTGACCAGCGGCAGCGTCGGATCGCACATCGCGTCCATGAGGCCGCGCTGGTACCCGTAGAGGGTGACCGGCCCGCTCTCGGAGCCCGTGCTCTTCGGGATCCGGCCGTGCTCCTCCGCCCACTCCGAGCCGGACATATGCGGCTTGAAGACGAGGGCCTCGTCGAAAAGCTGGTCCAGCTCGGTGCGCGTCGCGTCGCGACCGGCCGGGTACTCACCCCGCCGGTGGGTTCCTATCCGCTCCGCCAGCGTCATCGTCGGGTTCGCGTCCTGCAAACCACCGCCGGGCGATTTCCTCGCGGGCGGCCGTGAAGGCTCGGTTCATCTCGGCCTTGGCCATCGCCTCGATCTCGGAGGCGTTGGTCATCGTGGCCGCCCGTCCGGCGACCTTGGAGGCCATGTTCGAGAGGCCGGTCCGGAGGACCTGGCAGAAGGTCGCCATGTCGGCGACCGCGTCATGGCGGGACACCACCGCCTTCAGCGCCTCGTCGGCGCTGATCTCGGCGACGATCGCATTGGCCACCGCGCGGCGGCAATCCGCGTCCTCGCGCCGAGCCTTGCTGCTGTCCCTCGTGCCGTCGTCGCTGGCGCTCATCGCCACGTTCTCGACGGCGCGCTGAACCTTCCAGTCGATCACGGCGGCTGTGTCGAACTGCCACTCCACGCCGTTGCTGCCGCGCTCGACGTAGGGGCAGCCCTTCTCGATCCAGCTCGTCACCGTGTTGACGCTGACGCCGAAGATCCCGGCGAGGTCAGCCCGGTTCACGAGCCGGCCGTCGATGGCGCCGGACATCAACAACAACCCCTGTTTTCAAAATTTCTTAGAGGGTGAACCGATGGGGTCCGAATTCCCCTCACCGGCACCCCCCTCCCGGAAGGACCCTGGATTTGGCCGGGGAGGGGGGTGAGGCACCCCTCGGCCCTCCGGCCCGCCCCTCGGGCGCCCGGATGGCCCTCCCGTGGCCTTCGCGGGCCGCTGGCGGCCGCCGTCCGGTCAGCTCTTCCGGCGCACGTCGTTGACGACGAAGCGCTCCCAGGCCGCCCGGAAGTGCTTCCGGTACGCGGCCGGCACCACGGCGCCCGCCTTCTCGTAGTAGGGGAAGCGCTTGGAGTAGCTGACGCCCTTCACGAACAGGAAGATGGGCACCGCCCACTTCTCCTTCTGAAGGTAGATCCCGTCCGGTGCCTTACCGTGGTTGCGGAAGACGATGTACTCGACGTTCCGCCCGACGTTGCGGCGCTTCGAGCGCGCCGTGGTGTTCTGGTACCGGTCCGACTGTGCCCCGAGCGCCGAGAGCATGCGGGTGATGAAGGCGCCCGACACGTTGCCGTTGCCGTCCCGCGGACAGCGCGTGCTGGGCACCGCGAACTCGCCCGCAAGCATCAGACCCTTGCGGATCAGCAGGACCTCGAACCGCTTGTGGCGGCGCGTGCCGCCGGCGACCTGAGGCCCGAGGAACTTCCAGGCCGGGATCGACCCGCTGCCTTCCTTGAAGCCGAGCTCTGCCTGGAGGCGTTGCTTCGTGGCCGGCCGGACCATCAGGCTGTTGAGCGTGAACCTCGACGGCTGGTCGAACACGGACCGCATGGTCTCGCGCTCGGCCTCCCGTGCGTCCTTCATCGCGTTGGTCAGTGCGACCGCGGCGACGAACGGCACCTGCCGGGCAGCTCGGCCAACGGCCTCGGCCTTGAGGCCGAACTCGCTGGCGTCGAGCTTCAGCATGGGATCAGCGCCCGACCGTGATCGTCTTCAGCTCGCCCGAGACCGGATCGAGGATCGTCAGCGTCTGCGCGGCCATGTCATGCCTGTTCGGACGGATGATCGCGCAGCTCGAGCAGACGATCGAACTCGCGGTGGGCCCGATCCGCGACGCTCCGAGCCTCGTCACGGGCCTGACGCCGGGCGACGAGTTCCCGCTCCGCCGCCATTTCGGCATCGAACGCGACATTGAGATCGGCGCGCGCCACGCGGAGAGCGTACGAGGCTGCCAGGATCTCTTGGTCCGTTGCCTTCGGCATGATCAGCAGCCCTGCATCGGTTGCGGAAACTCCCGGCGCTGCTGCGCGGGGCGCGTGGTCGGCCGGTCGACCGTCAGGTCGGTGCAGTCATCGAGGATGAGCACCCCGACGTCGCGCCAGCCCTGCGCGCGGATCAGCTTCTCCAAGCCGTCCTGCCATCGCTTGGCCTTGTCGGCGTCGAGCTTGGAGCGGGTGCGCACCGTGACGATGTCGCCCTCTTGGAGGTCGAGGCGGGCGAGCTGTGGGGCGAAGTCATCCTCGGGCAGCAAGAGGCGAAAGAGGCCAAGCTCTGCGCGGGCGGCCTGCAGCATCTCGTCCCGGGCGGGACCGACGACGGTCGCCACGCGGAGTTCCGCGAGGCGCTCGCGGCAGCCCTGGCGGCCGCAGGCACCGGCGCGGCTGGCGGGGCAGTTCGGACAGGTCATGGCGACTTCACGATGGCTTCATGGTCGCCGTCGGCGAGCACGTGGGTTTCCTGCCCGTTCCAGCGGAACAGGTACTCGATGGCGCCGCGGTACTTCATGTTGTCGGTCACGTAGGCGACCGTCGAGATGGACCAGCGGCCGCCCTTCGGCGCCGGGATGCCGTCGGCGTTCAGCGCTTCGGCGATCGCCTTCAGCGTCGTCTTGCGCTTCCGGGCCTCGAAGATGCGGCGGACGACCTTCGCTTGGGCCGGGACGATCCGGAGGCCGCCCTCCAGGTCGCGTTCATAGCCGTAGGGCGCCTGGCCGCCGGCGAAGCCGCCCTTCCGAGCCTTGGTGGTGCGCCCGCCCGCGGTGCGGTCGCGGATCAGGTAGCGCTCCTGCTCCGCCATGCCGGCGAAGAAGGTGAAGAACATCCGCCCGATCGAGTTGGACGTGTCGATCACGGCCTCGGTCACGGACCGGAAGGCCACGCCGTGCAACTCGGCCAGATCGGAGACCGTCATCAGCGCGTGCCGCACATCGCGCGACAGGCGGTCGATCTTGGCGACCAGCAGGATCTCGAAGCTGCGCGCCTCGGCCATCTGCAGGATCGTCGCGAACCCCGGGCGATCCGCGGGGCGAACCGCGCCGGAGACGCCCGGATCGGAGACGATCCCGACGACCTCGTAGCTCTGGCTCTCGGCGAACGCGCGGACCGCGCGCTCTTGCGCCTCGAGCCCGTGGCCCGTGACCTGCTCGTCCGTGCTGACCCGGGTGTAGATCACCGCGCGGGTCGAGGCCGTGGCCTTCGCCTCTGCCTGGACTTTATTCCGTGCCCGCAGACGGGCCACGCGGCGCGAGCCCGAAACCGCCTGCAAGCTCATGTTTTTACTACGCTTTTCGCCCTCAACGACCCGAAATTTCCAAGGTCTTTTAAGACCTTG